TGAATTAAGAGACTTAACTATTGCCCAACAGTCAGCAGCAAATTCTGCTAATAAAATGAGAGACAAAACAGGTTTAGCTGGTGCTGCTGCTGTTGAACTTGGTAGAACCATATCTGACTCTAACTATGGGTTTACTGCAATGGCCAACAACATATCTCAGTTAAGTACACTTATGATTACATTGGTAGCTACAAGTGGAGGTGTAAAAGGTGGGCTTATTGAGTTGATAAAAGTAATGAGAGGACCGATAGGTTTTATTGTTTTATTTCAGATTGTTGTTGCTCTTTTTGAAAAAGTAGCGATGAAAAGTAAGGAAGCAAAGCAATCTGTTGATTCTTTAAAGAATAGCTTTGGCGAATCAGCAGCAGAGGTAGCTGCATATACATCTATACTCCAAGACAGTAACTTACCTTTGGAGGAAAAAAATAAAATAGTAAAGGAGCTTAATAAAAGTCACAAAGATTTAAATGTAGAATTGAATGAAGAAGGAAAATTAACAGAAGATTCAACAGATAAAATCGAAAAATATATAGATATATTGCAAAAGAAGGCTAGAGTTGAATTTTATGTTACTAAATTAAAAGAAAACTTTAATAAAATACAAGCTATTGAAAATGAAGAATTAGGTGATAATCTATCTCTTTTAGAAAAAGCTTTTTATATGTACAAGGACAGAAGTTTTTTAGGTGCTTCAGCAGAAAAAACAACAAAAGAACTGACTAAAATAAATGAAGAAATAGACAAGTTTAACAAAAAAATAAAGGAAGAAGGAATATTTGTTACAGAAGGAAATGATGACCCAGAAAAATCATATATAGCTTCAAGAGTAAGAGTATTTAAAGAAAAAATGCTTGAATTGTTTAGAGAGGAAGAAAGGTTTAGACAATTAGGAGAAAAGGCAGAAATAAAGGGTCAACAAACATTAATTAGAATAAAAGCTGATGCTGCAATAGATGCTATAGAGATAAAAAAGAATGAATTTATTAAAGATGAAAAAATAAGGTTAGACAACTTTAATAAACAATCTAAGGAAGACGAAGAGAGAGAGGTTAAGAAAGCGGAGAAAGCTGGTGCAAGTGTTCAAGCTGTTAGAAATAGATATGCTAAACAAAGAGAAGATGCGGAAAAGACATCAAACCAATCTTTATTAAATGCAGAAAAAGAATTTAGAGATGCTCAATTAGTTATTTCAGAGTCTTATTTTAAACAATTAGATGCTTTTATAGAAGAAGACGAAAGAAAAGCTAAGATTAGAAGAGACTTGATGTTAATGGATGAATCTGAAGCTATATTAGCTTTTAAGGAATCTATGGCAAATACCGAACTTGGAGGAATAATGATTCAAGAAGAGTTAGAACAAAAAAGACACGAAAACCAAATAAAAAGAATAAACTTAGAAATAGAAGAAAGGAAAAGACAACAAAAATCCTTTTTAGACTTAGAGGAAAAGAAAAAAATAGAAGAAGACAGAAACCAAAGAGAAAAAACTAAATTAACTAAAGCTAGTGAAGATGCTAGGCTAGGAATAATAAATTATGCTGCTGATGCCGCTATAGCTATTGCAGGTAAGGGTTCTGCTTTAGGAAAAAGTATAGCTGTTGCAATGGCTATTATAAACACAAGAAAAGCAATTACTGAAGCTTTAGGGGATAAAGAGGTGCCTTCTTTCTTTAGAATACTTCACGCTACTGCGATAGGTGCTTTTGGTTTTAAACAAGTAAAAGACATAATGGCTACTAAACTTCCTGTAGGAGATAAAGGAGGAGCAGGAGGTGCAGCTTCAGTTTCTGTAGCAGCTCCAGACTTCAACGTAGTAGGTCAAGGTGCAGGTAGTCAATTAGCAGGTGTAGTTGGTGCTAGATTTGGTGAGCCAATTAAAGCTTATGTATTAAGTGCTGATGTAACTTCTGCACAAGAAATGGATAGGAAAATAGATTCAACAGCTACAATAGGATAAATAAAACAAAATACAAATATAAAAGTTACCATATTATGAAAACAATAGAATTATATATTGACGAAGAAAACGAATTTAGTGGAATAGAAGCTATAAGCGTTGTCGAGAATCCAGCAATAGAAGAAGATTTTATTGCATTAAAGAAACAACAAGTACAACTTGCTGAAGTAGATAAAGAGAAAAGAATCCTTATGGGAGCTGCTCTTGTACCTAATAAAAAGATATACAGAACTAATGGAGAAGACGAATATAATATATTCTTTAGTGAAGATACTGTAAGAAAAGCATCTGAATTATTCTTGTCAAGAGGTAAACAAAATAACTCAACTTTAGAACATGACGTTAAACTCAATGGGTTGTCTGTTGTAGAATCTTGGATTATAGAAGATAAGAAAAAAGACAAGTCAAAAAAGTATGGTTTTGATTTACCAATAGGAACTTGGATGGTTTCTGTAAAAGTAAATAATGATGAGATATGGAATGATTTTGTAAAAGAAGGTAAAGTAAAAGGATTTTCTATAGAAGGTTTCTTTGCTGATAAACTAGATGATAGACCAAGAGAAAGTGTAGAAGAAGACTTTGATGAAATGGAAGCTTTATCTAAGCTATATGAAATGGAAGAAGCATTCTTAGATTCACAAGAAGTAGAGTTAGAATCATATAACGATTATCCACAAGGTGCAGTAAACAATGCAAAGAGAGCTTTAAAGTATAAAAAAGAAAATGGTAGTTCTTGTGGAACTTCCGTAGGTTGGAGAAGAGCTTCACAATTAGCTAACAAACAAAAAATCACAAGGTCTACGATTGCTAGAATGGCTAGTTTTAAAAGACATCAACAAAACAAAGATGTACCATATTCTGAAGGATGTGGAGGAATAATGTGGGATGCTTGGGGTGGTAGTGCTGGTGTTAACTGGGCTATATCTAAACTTAAAAGGATAGACAAGAAAGTAAACAATTCAGTTACTACTTTGTATTCTGAAGTTATTAATGATGACTATGCTATTATAGATGATAGATTAGCATATTCTTCTGAAGAAAAAGCATTAGAAATGGCTAAAGACATAGGATGTGAATTGATACATGAGCATGAGTATGAAGGAAAGATGTGGTATATGCCTTGTGAATCACATTCAGTAGAAGCTGGGGCAACTACTAAGAGTCCTTGCTGGGATGGTTATGAGCAAAAAGGTTATCAGATTATAGATGGTAAAAGAAGACCTAATTGTGTTAAAAAGAAATAATGAGAAGAAGATATAAAAAAACACCAAGCAGAACAAGCCCTCGTTCATCAAGAAGAGGATGTTTATGTAAAGATGGAACATATTCAACAAAGTGTTGTGATGGTTCATTACAAGCTCAAGGTATAGGTTCTTTAGTTGGAGAAGAATTATTGTGTACTGAAGCAGGAGCTAATCTACAACAAGAAAATGGTAATAATATAAAAGTATAAAAAATGGCAAAAAAAATATCACAATTAAACGCGGCTACAGAATTGCAAGGACCTGAAACTTTTGCAGTAGTTCAAAGTAACGAAACTAAAAAAGGAACAATTAGTCAAGTTATAAATTATATACACGCTACTAACATTACTGTTTCATCAGGAGATACTGTTGATTTAGACGATGCAGCTTATGATGACACAAGATTAATAAAATTAACTTGGACAGGAGATTCTGGAAATATGACTATGACTTTGCCAGATGCTACAACTTCTAAAAACACAAACAGATTAATAAGATTTGTAACAAACGGAGGGTTTAACACAAACACAAGAGTTAATTTAACTCCTCTTGCAGGACAAGAGTTAGACGGTTCTTCAAGTTCTTATGAATTAAATGTTGCTTATGAAGGTTTAATGTTGTGGTCAAGTGGAACTGAATGGATTATAATACAGAAAAAAGGTTAAAAATACAACAGAAAGAAAAGCTTGAGGTTATCAAGTTATACTATTAATTTAAATCAATAATATATGAAAGCTACCGACATCGTAGAAAAATTTAAGAAAATCTTACTATCTGAGACTGAAGAAAAAGTCGAAGAGATAGAAGTAAAAGAAGATGTACAATTAGCCGAAGAAGTTATCGAAGAAGTAAAAGATGAAGTTTCTGATGAAATTCCTGTAGAGGAAATTGAAAAAGAAGATTTATACGCTACTAAAGAAGAACTTTCTAAAGCTATTGCTGAAGTAAAAGCAATGTACGACCAATTAATGGAATCAATGAGTGACGAAAAGTCTCCTGAAGTTCCAGAAGAATTGAGTTCTGAAGAAGCATCAGAAGAAGGTGAAGTAGAATTATCTTCACAAGAGTCAGAAGTAGAGCCTATAGCTCATTCTCCTGAGTCTGAAATTGAAAAAAACAATGTTCATTTATATGGTCAAAACAGACCACAAACAATAATGGATAGAGTATTAAACAAAATATCATAATAAACCAAAACTAAAATAATAAAAAATGGCTACTACAACTTCAATTACAAGTACTTATGCTGGAGAATTTGCTGGAAAGTATATTTCTGCTGCATTATTATCTGGTTCTACTATAGAAAATGGTGGAATTACAGTAAAACCTAATGTAAAGTTTAAAGAAGTAATCAAAAAGGTTGCTACAAGCGGTCTTATTGCTAATGCTTCATGTGACTTTGCTGACACAGGTTCAGTTACGTTAACAGAAAGAATCCTTCAACCAGAAGAGTTCCAAGTTAACATTGAACTATGTAAAAAAGACTTCCGTTCTGACTGGGAAGCTGTACAAATGGGATATTCTACATTTGACAAATTACCTCCAAAATTCAGTGATTTCTTAATCTCTCACGTTGCTGCTAAAGTTGCTGAGAAGACTGAGCAAAATATCTGGACTGGTGTTAATGCTAATGCTGGTGAATTTGACGGATTCTCTACTTTATTAGCTGCTGATTCTGATGTTATAGATGTAACTGGTTCTGCAATTACTTCTTCTAACGTAATTTCTGAGTTAGGTGCTATTGTAGATGCAATTCCTTCTTCTTTATACGGACAAGAAGATATGTATATTTATGTATCTCAAAACATTGCTAGAGCTTATGTAAGAAGTCTAGGAGGATTTGGTGCTTCTGGATTAGGTGCTAATGGTGTAAATGCTCAAGGAACTCAATGGTGGAACAATGGTTCATTAAGCTTCGATGGTGTAAAACTATTT